AGAAGTATGCAGATATTCCTGACAGTCGCTTTCAGGAGTCTACTGATTGCGATGAAGATTAGTTTATATCCTCATCAAAGTAAAGCCGTGGACAAGCTTCGATCCGGCTCCATCCTTTGTGGTGGGGTCGGGTCTGGCAAGTCCCGTACGGCCATAGCCTATTATTTTTGTCATGAATGTTCCGGAAAGATTGAATCAGATGGAACATTAACCGCTATGATACATCCTAAAGATCTTTATATTATTACAACTGCTCATAAAAGAGATACTTTGGAATGGGAGTATGAGTTATTACCATTTGGACTATCAACAAAAAGAGATTTGAATTGGAATAGTGTTAGTGTCCATGTCGATAGTTGGAACAATATTTCAAAGTATACAGGGATTCAAGGATGCTTCTTTATATTTGATGAGCAAAGAGTGGTTGGATCTGGAAGTTGGGTAAAGTCTTTCTTAAAAATTTCTAAGTTAAATAATTGGATATTACTAAGTGCCACTCCTGGTGACGTGTGGATGGATTATGCTCCAGTTTTTATAGCTAATGGGTTTTATAAGAATAAAACCGAATTCATTAAGCGGCACGTCATCTATAATAGGTTTAGTAAATATCCAAAGATCGATAGGTATATTAATGAGGAAAGACTTGAAAAACTAAGAAGTCAAGTTTTAGTAACCATGCCTGTAAAAAAGAAGACTACTCGTCACGTGGTTGATATTTTTACGAATTATGATAAGAATGAGTTGGAATTAATAGATAAGTGCCGATGGGATCCATATTTAAAAAAGCCTATCAAGACTAGTTCTGAGGTTTGCTATGTAATGCGGAAATCTGTTAATTTAGATCCGTCAAGAACTGAAGAAGTTGGAAAGATTCTTAAACTTAATAAGAAAGTAATCATATTTTACAATTTTGATTATGAACTTATTGAATTAAGAATCTTTCTTGAAAAGCAAAGCCTTGAATGGGCCGAATGGAATGGTCATCGTCATGAATCTATACCAGAGTCTGATCAGTGGGTATATTTGGTTCAGTATACTGCTGGAGCAGAAGGTTGGAATTGCATAGAAACCAATGTGGTTATATTTTACTCATTAAACTATTCTTATAAAACTATGGAGCAGGCTTCTGGAAGAATAGATAGGCTTAATACTCCATATTTTGATCTTTACTATTATCGACTAAGATCTAAGTCGTCCATTGATAATGGTATATTTAAAGCTATAACAAATAAGAAAACTTTTAATGAGTCAGCTTTTGTTGATAAAAAGTGTTCGCGCTAAAAACATAGCTTATAATAGAAGGAATAGAATACGTCTTAGATTTTTTTAAGATTTTATTCTACTCCTTCTATCTTTTTTGACCATTTTGATTGAGAAAGGTACTTTAAATCATGGCTAAGGAAAGTTCCTTTCAGGCAAAGTTAATAAAAGATTTAAAAGTTATATTTCCTGGGTGTGTCGTTTTAAAAAACGATCCGACGTACATTCAAGGAATACCCGATCTTCTTGTTTTATATAAAGATCGATGGGCCATGCTTGAATGCAAAGCAAATTCAAAGGCGTCCAAAAGACCTAACCAAGAGTATTATGTTAATCAATTAAACGAGATGTCTTTTTCTGCTTTTATTTGCCCTGAGAATAGAGAGGATATTTTGAATGAACTTCAACGATCATTCGGGATTTGAAGGTCAGCATGCTTTTCTCAGTGCAAGTAAGTATCATTGGGTTAATTATGATGAAGAAAAGTTAATAAGAGTATATTCTTCAATGCTAGCGGCTCAAAAAGGAACGGAGCTTCATGCATTCGCCTGTGATGCTATTCGTTTAGGAATTAAACTTCCAAAAAGCCATCAGACATTAAGCATGTATGTTAATGATGCTCTTGGTTACCATATGACACCAGAGCAAGTTTTATTTTACAGTGTTAATGCTTTTGGTACAGCTGATGCTATATCCTTTAAGAAGAATCTTTTAAGAATCCATGATTTAAAAACTGGAGTATCTCCAGTATCGATGCTTCAGCCAGAAATTTACGCATCTTTGTTTTGCTTGGAGTACGACGTAAAGCCAAATGATATTTCTATGGAGTTACGAATCTACCAGAATTGTGATGTTTTGATAGAGACTCCTGATCCAGATGATATTTTTCACATAATGGATAAAATTGTAACATTTGATAAAAGAATTGAAGAGATAAAATCCGAGGAGGAGTAGTAATGGCTTATGAAGATGAATTAATGCATTATGGAACTCCTCGAAAGAGCGGGCGTTATCCTTGGGGCTCTGGTGATGATCCGTATCAAAGTGGAAATTCATTTTTGCAAACATATGACGGTCTTAAAAAAGAAGGACTATCTGAAAAAGAGATTTCATCATATTTTGGAATGAGCATTAAGCAGCTTCGAGCAAGAAAGAGTAACGTTAAGAATGAAATTCGTGCTGCTAATGTTTCTGAGGCTTTAAAACTCCAAGCAAAAGGATATTCTCAAACAGCTATTGCTAACCATTTTGGAAAGAATGAGTCTACTATTCGAAATTGGCTAAATCCATCTATTCAAGATAGAGCAGACAAATCTAAGAATACGGCTGATGGCTTAGAGAAGGCCGTTAATAGTAAAAAGTATATTGATGTTGGATCTGGAGTAGAAAGTCAGTTAGGAATTAGTAGAACTTGTCTTGATAACGCCGTGGAGATGCTTAAAGACAAGGGATATTCTTTAAATGTGATTCAAACTGAGCAGCAAGGAACTGGAAAGAAAACTTATATTAAGGTTCTTTCTCCTCCAAATACATCCTACGTGGATGTAGTGAAAAATAAGGGTCAAATAGAACCTCCAAATTTTCATTCAGATGATAAAGGAAGAACCTTTAATAGTGTAAAGGATCCAGTAAGTATATCCTCTAATCGAGTTAAGATTAATTATGCCGATACTGGAACTGGTGGAGACAAAGATGGTGTTATAGAAATTCGTAGGGGTGTCAAGGATCTTTCTTTAGGAAACGCCCATTATGCTCAGGTTAGAATTGCGGTTGATGGCACCCATTATCTTAAGGGCATGGCCATGTATAGCGATGACATGCCTGATGGAGTTGACGTTATATTTAATACCAACAAGAATCACACAGTTCCAATGATATCTGATGATGACAATTCGGTTTTAAAAAAAGTTAAGACTGGATCAGACAATATATTTGGAGCTAATATTAAGCCTCAAAGAAACTATATTGGAGATGATGGGAAAGAACATCAGTCGTCTTTAAATTTAGTTAATGAGGAAGGAGATTGGAATACTTGGCGAAAGACTCTTTCTTCGCAGATGCTGTCTAAGCAAAGTACTGTTTTGGCTAAAAAGCAGCTTAAGATGTCGTATGATTTAAAGATGGATGAGTATAATGAGATCAATTCTGTAAAGAATCCAGTAATAAAGCAGCAATTGCTTAATAAATTTGCTGATAGTTGTGATTCTGATGCGGTATATTTGAAAGCTGCTGGTCTTCCTAGACAGGCAGCAAAAGTTATATTACCAATTCCATCTTTAAAAGAGAATGAAATATATGCTCCTTCGTATCATCCAGGAGAAGAAGTAGTTCTTATTCGATATCCTCATGGAGGAACCTTTGAGATTCCAACTCTTAAAGTAAACAATGGTAATAAGTCTGCAAAGCGTGTTATTGGAACCTCGCCAGTAGATGCTGTCGGAATAAATCCAAAAGTGGCAGCAAGGTTATCTGGAGCCGATTTTGATGGTGATACGGTTCTTGTTATTCCTACTTATGGGGTTAAGATAAAGACCACTAGTCCTTTGGCTGGATTAAAAGATTTCGATCCTCAGACAGCATATCCTGCATATTCTGGAATGACTAAAGTAGGATGGTCCGATAAGCAGAAGCAAAGACAGATGGGCGATATTTCAAATCTTATTACTGATATGACTATTAAAGGCGCTTCTACTAATGAAATAGCTGCGGCTGTTCGCCATTCAATGGTTGTTATTGATGCTAAAAAGCATAACCTTAATTATAAGCAAAGTTATATTGATAATAATATAGGTGCTTTAAAGACCAAGTATCAAGGTCGTTCTAATGCCGGAGCAAGTACTCTTATTTCAAGAGCTAAGAGTCAGGCTAAACCTGGAAGAAGAAAAGAATCCATAGATCCCGCTACAGGAAAGAAAGTATATTCTTATACTGGAGAAACCTACAACAAAAACGGGAAAGATATTTTAAAGGTTATATCTTCAACCAAAATGGCAGAGACCCCCAATGCATATTCTCTATCATCTGGTACCATGATGGAAAACATATATGCAGAGCATGCCAATAAGCTTAAGACCCTAGCCAATCAGTCAAGGAAAGAGTCTTTAGCTATTAAGTCTATTCCCTATTCTAGTAGTTCTAGGCTTAAGTATAAGACAGAGGTAGACTCTTTAAATACTAAGCTTACAACAGCATTAAAGAACAAACCACTTGAGCGTAAGGCACAGCTAGTAGCTGATGAAAAGGTTAAGCTTATACGACAGGCTAACCCAGATCTAGATAAGGATGATCTTAAGAAGCTTAAAGGTAGATCACTTACTCAAGCTCGTGTAACTACTGGTGCTAAGAAGCAACAGATACAGATCACAGATAAGGAATGGGAAGCCATTCAATCAGGAGCTATCTCCACTAACAAGCTTAAGCAGATCATTAACAACTCAGACTTAGATGAACTTAAGAAGAGGGCTATGCCAAGAGAGTCTAGAGGATTGACATCAGCCAAGAAAGCAAGAGCTAAGTCACTACTTAACTTAGGCTATTCAATGGAAGAAGTAGCCGATGCCTTGGGCGTGTCCGTATCAACCATTGCCAACTTCAAAGCAGAAGGGATTAAGTCATGAGCAATGTAATGCTAACAACTATTGACAATCCTTTCAATCCATTTGACAATTGGGATGAATGGTATGCTTATGATGAGGCAAAAGGCTACTGCACATCAGGTCTCTTAGCTAGAATCACGTTAACAAGTGATGAATTGTCCGACGAGGACCAACAGCAGGCTATAGATGACGCAATTAATGAAATAATTTCCATGAATCCCCTAGGTTTTTACAAAAAAGTGACAAAAATCGATTCTGACGTAAAATAAAATAGAAATAATATGTTTGATGTGGGGGGAGAGGGGGTATACGAAAAAGCTACCCCCTCCCCTCATCGCCCGGCTCTTTATTTTTTCTCCGGGGGATTTTTTCATATTTGCCCCGACAGTTACTTCCAATCGAAAGGATTATAAATGCTTCTTTCAGACAAAGAGATCGCTTATAATGCATTAGGGCATGCTCTCATTTCTCCATACAAGGACGAGCAGCTTCAGCCGTGTAGTTATGATGTTCTTCTTTCTGACGAGCTTCTTCATTTTTCTGGAAGTCAAACCGGTTCAATTGATGCTTCTACAAAAACTCTTACTGGGATTAAGTATAACACAATCTCTCTTAACGACAGCGATTATGTTATGAAGCCAGGAGATTTTGTTCTTGGCTCTACAATTGAAAAGGTTAACATTCCAAACAATATGGCGGCTCGTTTTGAAGGAAAGTCTTCCCTCGGACGTCTTGGGCTTACCACTCACGTTACTGCTGGCTTTATTGATGCCGGATTTTCTGGAACCATTACTCTTGAGATGAAGAATGAGAATGAGTTCCCTATAAAGATTTCAAAGGGAATGAAGATTGGACAACTTTGTTTCTTCAAGATTGATGAAGACGTTGCTCGTCCTTACGGTTCTGATTCACTCGATTCGCATTATAATAATCAGGATGGAACTACTCCCGCAAAGTAGAGCAAAGCAAATCTGTTCTTATTGAGCAGGTTTGCTAAGAATCTCTAGTCTTTCAAAACAAAAACTGGGCCCGGTGAACCTAGTTCTCCTTTCAAGAGGCTACTGAAAAGTAGTTAGAAACTCTAGAGATTCTTACCAAGCTTGCTCATATTCTACATAGAAAGTTGAGGTGAGAATCATTGGCTAAAGGGAAAAGACTACATCCGCCTGCTTTAACACCAGAGGCAAGAGAGGATCAGTTGGTTGCCGAAGCCGTTGATCTCGCCGAGAAGCAAATCCAAAGTGGAAAAGCTTCTTCACAAGTAATCTGTCACTATCTTAGACTTGGTTCTTCCAAGGCGAAACTGGAAAACGAAAAGCTTAAAGAAGAAAACAAATTACTGCGAGCTAAGACAGAAGCAATCCAATCACAGAAGAAAGTTGAACAGCTTTATAGTGAAGCTTTGGATGCCATGCGAAGTTATAGTGGCCAAGAAGAGTATGAAGAAAAAGATGATTCTTAAAAACTATTCAGAATTAATTCAGTTTGATAATTTCATAGATCGATTTAATTATTTGAAACTTTCTGGAGTTGTTGGTGCATCAACATTTGGTTACGATCGATATTTGAATCAAGCTTTGTATGCTTCTAAAGAATGGCGAAGATTTCGTAATAGAATAATTGTCAGAGATAATGGTTGTGATTTAGGATTAGAAGGTTATGAGATTAGTAGTAGACTATTAGTTCATCACATCAATCCAATAACTTCAGAGCAACTAGAATCTGACGATAGTCTTATATTTGATCCTAATAATGTGATTTGTGTATCTCATAATACTCATGAGGCAATTCATTATAGTGATGATAATCTTTTAGAGAAAGATCCTATTATAAGAAAACAAAACGATACATGTCCTTGGAGATAATAATGTATACCTATCCGGATTACTTAATGCATCATGGTGTTTTGGGAATGAAGTGGGGACAGCACCTTAAGAAAGCTTATGTTGATAGTTATATATCGTCATCGAAGAATAATGAACGAATGATTAAATCGATTGCTAAACAGGATTCTGATTATTATAAGCGTAACTCCAGTAATAAATATTCAAAAGACCTCGCTGCAATAGGGGCGAAGGATTGGGCTAATAAATTAAAGAATGAAACGATATTTCAGACAAAGGTGTCATCAATAGATATTGATTCTAACAGTTATAAGCAAGTTCATGCACTTATTAAACAGTACGAATCAGAACATGTCGCTTTAAATAATAAATCAACTTCTGAATACAGCACAAGCGTTAATAATCTGACCAAAACAGTAACTGCTAAGTAGGTGATATTTATGTCGCTGTCTAATACTGCAACTCCTATATATTATGGACAGTTTCGTGATGCAGTTTTAAACGGCGAAGTTCCAGTAAGTAAAGAGATCTCAATGGAAATGAACCGAATAGATGATCTTATAAACGATCCTGGAATTTATTATGACGAAGACGCCATAAATGGATTTATTCGATATTGCGATAACGAATTAACTCTTACTGATGGAACGGATCTTCATCTTTTAGATACATTTAAACTATGGGCAGAAGAGATATTTGGTTGGTATTACTTTTTAGAGCGTTCAGTCTATGAACCATCTCCTGATAATCATGGCGGTCGTTATGTTATTAAGAGGATTAAGAAGCGCCTTGTTAATAAGCAGTATTTGATTGTTTCTCGTGGTTCGGCAAAGTCAATGTATGCTTCTTGTATACAAGGATACTTTCTTAATGTAGATACAACCACTACTGATCAGATTACAACCGCTCCAACTCTTAGACAGTCAGAAGAAGTTCTTTCTCCATTACGAACTGCCATCACAAGGGCTCGCGGCCCATTGTTTAAGTTTCTCACCGACGGTTCACTTCAGAATACCACTGGATCTAAGGCTAATAGGGTTAAGCTTGCGTCTACTAAAAAGGGAATCGAGAACTTTTTAACTGGATCTATTATTGAATCACGTCCTATGTCTATTGATAAGCTTCAAGGATCTAGGCCAAAGATTGCTACTGTTGATGAGTGGCTTTCTGGCGACGTTCGTGAAGATGTTATAGGTGCAATAGAGCAGGGCGCATCAAAGCTTGATGACTATTTGATAGTTGCTACTAGTTCAGAAGGTACTATTCGTAATAGTACTGGTGACACAATCAAAATGGAATTAATGGACATTCTTAAGGGTGACTATAAGAATCCTCATGTTTCTATTTGGTATTACAAATTGGACAACATTAATGAAGTGGCTAATCCTGCAATGTGGATGAAAGCTGCCCCCAACATTGGTAAGACAGTTTCTTATGAAACTTATCAGTTAGACGTTGAACGAGCTGAGAATGCTCCGGCTACTCGTAATGATATTTTAGCAAAGCGATTTGGTATACCAATGGAAGGTTATACCTATTACTTTACTTACGAAGAGACTCTTCCTCATAGGCCACAATCTTTCTGGCAGATGCCATGCTCTATGGGTGCAGACCTTTCACAAGGCGATGATTTCTGTGCGTTTACTTTTCTGTTTCCGCTGTCTGGAGAGAATTACGGAATTAAGACTCGGTGCTATATTTCTTCAGATACTATGAATAAACTTACTCCGGCTACAAGAATTAAGTATCAAGAGTTTATGCAAGAAGGATCTTTAATGGTTTTAGATTGCGTTGCTCTTGATATGGAAGAAGTTTATGACGATCTAGAAAAGTACATTATAGATAATGAGTATGATATTCGATCGTTTGGTTATGATCCTTATAACTCTAAAGATTTTGTTGCTAGATGGGCTCAAGAGAATGGTCCTTATGGAATAGAGAAAGTTATTCAGGGATCTAAGACAGAAAGCGTTCCTCTTGGAGAATTAAAGAAGCTTTCAGAGAATCGTCGTCTTATATTTGATGAAGAACTTATGTGCTTTTGCATGGGTAATGCTATAACTCTTGAAGATACTAATGGTAATAGAAAGCTTTATAAGAAACGCCATCAGGATAAGATAGATGCGGTTGCGGCTATGATGGATGCTTATATTGCTTTTAAACTTAATCGCGATTCATTTGAATAGAGGTGATTCATTTTGTATACATATCCAGATTATTTAGAGCATCATGGAATTTTAGGAATGCATTGGGGAATTAGACGATATCAGAATAAAAAATGGATCTTTAACCTCTAAAGGAAAAGCTCTTCAAGATAAGCGGAATAAAAAGGCTTCTATTTTTGAGAATAAGGCATCCAAAAATCAAAGAGATATCGATGAACTTAAGAAAAATTATAATTCTAATAATACATTAGGAAAAATTCAAACAAACTTAAAGATCAGTTCTCTTACTCGTAAAAAAAGAGAAAAATAAAAAAATAGCAGATTTAAAACGAGAGGGAAAACTTACAGGAAAGCAAAAGGCGGCTATTGTTGGAGGAGTTATAGTTGCCGCTTATGCCGCTTATAAGATTGCTGATAGTGGAGGTTTTTATGAAGCCGCTGCTAAAGGAAAAGCTTTATTGCTTAATAATGGAGTAGTTTCTTTTAATAAAAACAATTCTATAATATCTAATAAAAATGCATCATTAGAAGATATATCTAACAATTTAGTATCTAATCATACAATAAACCCCAATTATGGGAAAATAGGAACTACTAATAATTGTAAACGTTGTACATTTGCATATGAATTACAACGTAGAGGTTTTGATGTTAAGGCTACAAAAACTTTAAATGCGACTGGACAAACTATGGTATCTAGTGCCGATGCAACTATGTCAGGAAAACAAGGCGGAGTTACTAAAACCAATCTTTCATTTGCTAAGAATTACTTATTTGATAAAAACGTTAATTCAAATAAAGTAACAAAGTTTCTGAATCAAGATGTTCACGACATTTATAATTATAAGAATTTTAATTATCTTTCAATGATTGGTTCAAAAGGATCGTTAGCATCTAAGGAGCATTACGAGTCAGATACTATATTTAATGCTATAGCTTCTCAAAACCCAAACAGGGCTAGAGGAGAACTTTCTATGAAATACAAATCTGGCGGAGGTCATAGCATGGCCTGGGAGATTATAAACGGAAAAACATATGTGTTTGATTGTCAAACTGGAAAAACGTATGATTCTGATAAATTTTCTAAAATTGTTGAAGGATTATCGACCATAAGCTATACTCGATTGGATAATAAACAGTTAGATATGGACTTTTTAAGTAAGTGGGTTGAAAATGCTTAATGTTAATGATGCTGAAGTATTAATTAAAAAGAAATTACCTAATGGAAGAATTCAAAAAAGCATTGAATATAATGGTCTATATATTTTTCAAGTGTTTTTTGATGATGAAATAGAAGGGATAATAGATCCTTTTTATTCTATAAACAAAAGCACTGGAGAATTTAATGGGTTTTCCTTATTTTTAAATAATAATTATAAAATTTTAGAGCTATTTAATTAAGGAGTTTATATTCTTATGAAAAAGCATGCCATCAAATTTGCTATGATTTCTCAGCCAATGAATGGTCTTTCTGATGATGATATTATGAAAGTTCGAAATAATGCTATAGAAAATCTTAGAGATAAAGGCTATACTGTAATTAATAGTTATTTTAATTACGATGGCATGGATAAGGATTTAAATAATGATGGAATTAAAAGTATTCCTATTTGGTTTTTAGGTCATGCAGTTGAGGCTATGTCCAAAGTGGACTGCGCCTATTTTACAAAAGGGTGGGATAAAGCCCGTGGTTGCAAAGTAGAGCATGAGATAGCAAAACTCTATGATATACCTATATTTTATGAAGAGGAGGTCTGATGGATGATAGTATTTTAAACACCATAAAGAAAATGCTTGGACTTGATGCCTCTTATGATGCATTCGACACTGATATTATTGTAAATATTAATTCGGTTATTCAGGCACTGAGTCAATTAGGAGTTTGCTATTCTGACTATAGTATTTCTGGAGTTAATGACACCTGGTCATCTTTGGTAAAAGATTTTAAAGATGTAAACAGTGTTAAAACTTATATTTATATAAAAGTTCGTAATTTGTTTGATCCTCCTACAAGCTCATATGTCCTCCAGGCTCTTAACGAGCAAGCAAAAGAAATCGAATGGCGTTTACTTATGGAAGTAGAGGAGGTTAGAAATGAATGAGTATTATCCTCCATATTTAGCTCATTACGGAGTTCTTGGAATGAAATGGGGAGTTCGTAAGAAGAGTAAGGGTCGAGTTAAAACTTCTAAGCGATCTTCGAAGTATAGTTCTGATTATAAAGAGAGTCAAAAACTTCGTAAGAAGAGTTCGAAAGAGCTTTCAAATGATCAACTTAAAACTCTTAATCGGAGAATGAATCTTGAGCAAGAGTATAATCGTTTAAGTACCAGTTCCGTTAATCGTGGAGAATCTTATGCCAAACGAGCGATCGCTGTTGGCGGGATAGCCACTGGACTATATGCTTTAGCTAAGTCGGACGTTGTTAAAACTGGAATAGACATTTTAAAGAAAAAGTAGGTGATTAATTTTGTATACCTATCCGGATTACTTAATGCATCATGGTATTTTGGGAATGAAGTGGGGAGTTCGTAAAGCTAAATCAACAGGTTCCCTAAGCCAAAAATTAGATTCTAGGTATAAAAAAGGATTAAAAAAAAATGAAGAGTATCTTAATAAAAAAGCAAAACAAAGTATAAATAAAGCAAATGGAGATAAAAATAAAGCTGTTTTAAATAATACATTAAAAAGTATTGGTGTTTCTGCTGTCTCTGGTGCTGCTTTAGGTTTTGTATCCTCACTTGTTTCCTCTAGTAATGAAGATTTAGGAAAAGCCATATTGGCTGGAAATACTGGACTTCAAATCGGTTTAATCTCTCTTATGGCTGATGAGAATGAGGCAATAAGGAATTATAAAAATTAATTTTTATAATTTAATCTTTATATTTTAAGGAGGTGATTTATGGCTATCGAAATGGGATCACGTCTTAAGCATGCTTGGAATGCGTTTACAGGAAAAGATAATATTCTTATAGACAGACCAGGTTTTATCGACGTTGGTCCATCTTCTGGATATAATCCAGATCATAGGCGAGTTATTAGTGGGTCAGAG